TTTTACAGATAACATGGCAGGGTCAGACGATCTTATTACTACATTAATAGGGCAGATGAGATCGCTAGGCAAAAACAGAGAAGCCAACGAACTTGATGCAATAACGGGTATACATTCTGGCGAACAGATGGCGCGTAGAGTTATTGGCATTATGGGCGGTGTTCGTAAGTTTAAGAAGTCAATGCAAAGTGCTGGTTTTACTAGCGTAAATCTTGGTGACGTCAAAATGATGCTGACGAACAAAAGCGTTCGTAACCTACGAAGCGATGTGTTTGAAGCAGCTACTCCTGTTATTGGTGAGGGTTCTCAGCAACACTCAATCAATGGTCGAATAATCCAAGCCGTTGAAGGCGACAATGCAATACGCGTTATTAGTCAGGCAGCAGGCGAACTGGAAGAAGCTGGCGTTCCTGCTCGTACACTTGAAGCAATGATATCAGTTGCCAGGGGCAGAGGTATGCCGTCTGAAGCAGCAGCCGAGATACGTAAATCAAACATTTATCTTCCTTGGAAAACAAACTCAAAAATAATGGATCGTTCGGGCATTTCAAACCTTGCCAATTTCTTCGAGCCTAAAGATGGAAGTGGCGGTCACTTCGAGCGAACAAACGCGAAGATGGGTAAGTTTATTATACCGCTTACAAAAATGCTAAAAGAATTACCTGATAGTAAAAACAAGCTCGCAAACTACTGGCGAACGGGGCCGCAAATGATGGCTGAAAGCGCAATGGGCGCAATGGGTATCAACCCAAAACGTCGTATGACACAGCCTGCTAGTCATTTGCGTATTATCAGTGCGTTACGAGATGTAAATAAAGTTGGCGAACTAGACCCTTCAGAAAGGATTACATATGACCATGTACGTGGTTATCTTGACGAAGCTACTGGTCGATTGCGTGCATCTGGTGCTCTTGTTGGTAACTTAAAGAAAAACTATTTTCCACAAATATGGCGCAAGGACTTGATCCAAGCTGACCCAGAGGAGTTTGTTCGCAGACTTAAAAAATATTTCTTGGCAGAAAGAAACGGGACAGGCGAAGCAGCCAAAGCAGAAGCATCTGCTCGACGCGTACTACAAAGGCTTATTGATGAAGATGGTGTGTTCTCTAACCCAGCGCAGAACTTCAAACGTAATGCTGATAAAGCAGGAGATCAGTCAGATCACTTAGACTACACAAGACTTATACGTCTTGATGAGTTCCCAGAGTTTGCTGATATGGATGTACCTGACAGCTTGGGCGTGTTTTTAGAGAATGACTTGCTCGTTGCTATGACTAAATACAGTGACAACTTAGAGCATCGTATAGACATATCAGAAAAATTTGGAGTAGGTGCACATGGATACCATGATTACATGGCTATCTTATCTCAGCCTATGAACGCTAGACAGGTGATTGGCAAGTTGCTTTCTAGCAATAAAATAATCACAACTAATTGGACGCGTTCTGGTATGACAGATCACGGCACCAAATCACAGACGTTTAGAAATGATGTCTTTTACGCTCCAATAAAAAATAAGTTTGAGGCAGAACAAAAAGCTCAACAGCTTATTGATATGGCACAAGACGGTAGATCGGCACCTGAGATAGAAGCTAACATTATGGAGCTTCTTGGAGATCAGCTAAACGACAACCCAGACGCAGAAGTTTTACGTAATAACTTTAAGAAAAGAGCTGCTGCAATAGCCAATGCGTTAGGTGACACAAAAGGTCTGATGGAGGTGCCATCAAATAGAAACTTACAGCACGCACAAGGGTTTATGAACTCTGCAATGCGACGACCTATCGATGGAGTGCACGGAACATTCTCTATGCGTAATGCCTCGAAATGGTTGCGTGGAGTAAATGCGGTTACACTGCTTGGGTTCACAACTCTAACGTCTCTTGGCGACTTAATACTTCCGTTGATACGAACGGGTGACACGGGTGCGTATATTAAATCTCTTCGTAAGTTTGCGACTGACCCAGAGTATCGAGATATGATCCGTAACATTGGCGCTGCTACAGAAAACGCAGTACATCAAAGACTTACGGTAGCTCATGGTGTAGACAGTACGCAGTTTATGACTGGCTTTTTTAACGCTACGCTACTTACTCCCTGGACTGACATGATGAGAGATGTGGCTGCTGCCGTATCGTACGAACACGTAAAAGCCCAGCATAGGATTTTGAGAAACCGTCCGAACTCTAGAGCTGGTCGGATTGCTAGACGTATACTAAACGAAGAGGGTCTATCTGAGTTAGTACAAGATCAGTCACTCGATTTAGATATGATAATGGAAAGTCGTTTTACAAATAACGAACATCCGTTGGCTGATAAAGTTTCTTCTTCTATGATTAAACTAACAAACCAAATGATCTTCACGCCTAACCCAAATGACATACCTTTGTGGGCACAAACACCGTTAGGAGCAATTGCGTTTCAGTTGAAGTCTTATCCTTTGATGATGACACGACTAATAAATACAGTAGCTGGCGAAGCGTTTAGAGGTAACACTCCTGCTGAACGTGGTGCTAACTTTGTAAAAGCCTTCGTAGGGCAAAGCGATAACAGACTTGCGCCACTGGCTGCACTTCTAGTTGCTGGCCCTGCAATGGGTGGCGTAGCTGTCGGTACGAAAGACATCATTCAAGGTCGTGGCGGCGAAGATAATAGAGAGTTTAAATTGCGTGAACGAAAACTCTCTGAAACACTTACCACTGCCTTTGAAGAAAACGAAGATATGGACATGCTTATGGGTTGGTACTTCGATGGTATGATGGCTTTAGGCGGTCTAGGCTTAATGGGTGAGTTGGCGTACGACATAGCCTCACAAGCCGATAACGGTGCGTACGGAGCACAGAGAAACCTAGAAACACTCGGTGGCCCGACAGTTGGTTTATTCAACGACGCTACGACTGTGCTTCAAGGTGCCCGATCATGGTGGGATCAAGACGATACCAACGGAGAAAAGAGAGCAGCAGTTCGAGAAATAGTCGGACGAGTACCAGTACTAGGCGGCGTGTCTTGGGCTAAAGAAGGTATTGTCGATGCTGTTGCAGGAGAGCGCAGCAAAAAAGGCGGCAGCAAATCAGGATGGGGTAACGGTTGGGGTAGTTAGTCGTTAGTGTCTATACCCCGATCCACAGCAATAGCTTCCCACCCAGTTCCTACGTAGCCTGCAATATCTGCCCAACTATCGAACTTATCGGGTGATGTGGTCATGCGTGAAAGTTTCACGATAATCATTATCATTGCCACATGCTCAACACGTACGCGCTCACCATCCTTGAGGATGCTTCGTAGTATAGCCGTTATCATCGCAGCTATATCAGAAAAGTTATCGTACGGCTCGCCATATTCTTGGTTGCGGTCAGTGTTAATTAATCTTTTGCCCTCATCCAAAGGAAGGTCGCGCAGCTTAGACATTCTTGGCGTATCCCATTCTCATCAAATCAATTTCCAGTTCTGTCGCTCTGCATTTGAGATCAACTAAACGCTCTTTCTCATGCCTTAATTTTGTTTTGGCACGATGAATATCGTCCAAGTCCGTCATATCTAAAGCGTCTAGTCTTTCGTAGATACTTTCGATCTCCGCTTCTTTTCTTATTATGCCCTGCCGTGCATCACTCAGTTCGTTAAATGTATCCATCATTATACTTTCTCGGTTGGCCTAAACATTTCATACTTGTCACAAGGGTCAGTACACTCTCGATTGTCTAGCTTGCATGTCCACCCACCATCTTTATTCGCAAAACTATTCTTACAGAAACGACAGGCAGGACTAACATCTGGGACTTCCCAACAACTTTCCCTCTTGAAGCACGACTTGCATCTCCAATCTTCGGGCGCTGTAGCAACGCGTCCTGCCTGCCCATCGAGTGCTGCTTGTATCTTGACGTACATTTCGTCCCATTCTTCTTGGTCGAATGAAACTATTTCACAATGATATTGAGAGTTATTTTTATTGTACGAAACAAACAAACTGCGCTCGATCCTAAACATCGCCATCATCATCTGCATTTGCCGATAATATTTTCGATGGGATGCCTTAACTCCGACTGACATAAATTTCTTAAAGTTGGCATCGTTCATTGATTTGATCTCTAGGATTGCTTGACCCGAACCATCTTCGAAATCTACAAGTCCATCTGAGTTACAAACCACATGACCGCTTAACCATTCCTTCCTATGCTGACGACCAGTCATATCGTCTTTCTCGTACACCCTTAGATCAGCCCTTCGTTTTAGGTCATACACAACCCAATCCTCGATCTTGTGTCCTGCAAAAAAAATACGTGCGAGTTGTGGATCTATATTGACGTCAGGAAAACCACGAAGAGACAGAGACATTTGCGCTACGCAATCTGTCCCTGCCATGCTCGCGCCGATGTAACACCGCGCCTCTCCTCGATCTTCTTGTTCGTACCCATGATCTATAGCGTCAAGAACGCTCTGGGCTAGTGGGTGTACTGGGTGCATTAGAATGGTATTTCATCATCCATAGGCGCTGATGTGCCAGAGTTTTCTTTTTCTTTTGGTGTAAAGAAATAAGAAACCTTCGACTGAGTTTTACCCATGTACTCTTCGTTCTTCACATTAATGCCGACAGTCTTACCTTTTAAGTAAGATGGGTTAGGCGCTTCCTGACCATCGTGACCTACCATTAAAAGCAACTCTTTAAGCTGCTTCTTACCTACTTCAGTAGCCTTTGGTGATCCACCGTGATACACGTAAATCCACTGGCGAATATTGCCATCCGAATTTTCGTAAGAGAGAACAAGACGCGCAGTGTTTTTACTATCGTCTTTCTCAACAGCAGCATCACTTATCTTAACAACGTGCCGACCAACACCTAATATTTTATTAGTGTTTACCTCGACATCAGACAAGTCCATGCCTTCTAGTCCCATGAAATCACTCATTTACTGTACTCCTCTTTTTGTACTCATCATCTTTCATGTAAATTATATCCAATAACTTGGTGACATCGTGCTCGCTCTCGAACGGAGCTAGACGACGGTTGGGGTCACGAACCTTGCCGTACCAACCACCCACTTGTTCAGTTACCAAGTACCTTTGAACGCTAATCTTTCCGTTCTGGTCGTTAGTCTTTCGAAGCAACGCAAACACATTATCGAATAACGCAGGCAACAGCTCCGAAATCTTAGCTTGGTTCATCATAGGCCAGTACATTGTAGTGCCGTTATCATCAGACTTCGCAGTAGCGAGAGCCATCATGACAACGTGCATATCTAAATCTCTTACCCACTTGAGCGCAGCAGTTATCTCTCGCCCATAGGTACTCCAAAGATCGTAACCGTTTGCTTTACCTTCTTGTGCTTTCTCAACTTCTGCAAAACATCTTTGCGAAAGCTCGGTCACACTGTCTATCGCGAGCCACTGGTACTTCTCTTTCTTAAACTCATCTGAAGCAATGTATTGCATCAACTGTTTAAAAGAATAAGTGCCCTCTCTTTTAGGCTCTGCTTTAAACGTACTGAAGGGAAGGTAATCTATTTCCATATCAGAGATAGACGAAAGCCCACCCTCGCCTGATAGAATGATCCCCTTCCCATATCGTTTGGCGTAATTCGCACACTGGGTAGTCTTACCCGATCCGTGTGGCCCATACACCAAGCTCTTCGACTTGCTACTAACAGTAGCATCCGTTGTTTTTAATGGTGTTATCTTCATGATTGAACCTTGATTGTTGGTGAGCCGCATTGAATAGTCAGTGCTTTCTTCAGCACCTCTCTCACGTTGTCGGGGGCGGCTTCGTATTTTTTCCGATCAACGAGAAAACTTTGTGATACACATTCGGGAAGTCCAGATACTTCGTAGGTATCTTTCAACAACTTCTTATCCCACGTCCATTTCTCTGGTATCTTAATCATCAGAGTACGTCCGTCGTCCATTTCGATAGGGTATTCTCCTGCCTCTTGGGGTAGATCAGAGAGCAATATTTCTTTAAGATAGTCTATGTTATCCTTCAGATGCTCAAGTTTTGCGAGGGTATCTACATACTGTGCAGCGTGTTCGCGTAGCCGATCTTGTTTTGGGTGAGTAGGAATAGATATACGGACGTCACCGAATATAATGTCATCTTCCATGAACTTGATCCTTGAATTTTATCGATCTTAGTACAGATCAAAGGTTGTGTTTCAGTATCGTATATGATACATCCCACTACATTGCAAGAGGAAAACAAAAAAAATGCACTTCGACATACAAAAATTAATTGATGACTTGGGTGGCGCACCGTACGTAGCTAAGTCATTAGGCATCTGTCGTACGACCCCATATGGTTGGGTACGCAGAGATTTTGTTTCCTCCACTTACCTTTCAAAAATCAAACAGGTTTGGCCTACGCTCGACCTCGATCAATATTTCACGGAGGAAATGAATGAACACATTGGACGCAGCACTAGAGTATCTGGATCGAGGATGGCTACCGATACCAATCGCACAGGATACTAAGCAGCCTACGGAAAAGTGGGGTGTCTATGTTGACGAAAAGAGATTACCGACAGAAGAAGAAGTAATTTCGTGGTGGAAAAGATCACCAGATGCTAATGTTGCTATTGCTTCATGCGAACTAAGCGGCCTCGTCATTGTCGATTGTGATAATGATGAGGCTCTTAAAGCAGCAGAAAAGTATGGCCTTACTAAAACGCCAATACAAGTAAAGACAAAACGTGGTCGTCACTTCTACTTCGAATATCCAAGCGGATCAGGTTGGATAAAAAATAGAGCAGGCTCTACAACTGATGGTAGTGAATGGCCTCAGATCGACGGCTTAGATTTGCGTGGGTCAAAAGGTTATTGTCTTGCACCACCATCTAAGAATTACGAATGGGTTATATCAGAGGGCACTGACTTCGATGATATGCCTGTATATACACCGCCTCGATACACAGTTCAGAAGTCTAGTAATGTAATAGACATCAGCCAATTTCGTCTAGAAGGCATGAACCTTAACGACGTGTATGTAGAGAAACCTATCTGGCAGCGCACCGAAGAGTTAGTTGCAAAGGTGGGTAAACTACCTGACGGTGGTGGTAACGGCAGAGACGACAGACTTTATAAGTATATATGCTCACTTGCTGGACAGGGAGAGAGGGGTGCAGAGCTAGAGTTCGGTGCTTACTCTTTTATGAATGAGTTTTTCCAAAATCATATCGACGAGAAAAAAGTTCGCCAGATGTGTGAAAGGGCAGAGCAAGCTGAGATCCGTAAGGGTAATATAGTAGAGGTTAAACAGCCAGAGCCTAGCGTATTCAAACCAATTACTACTGATAGCTTAGAAGAGTTACAGAAGTACGTGGATAATATGAAGTTCTTTATTGATCCGATTGTCCCAACAACAGGCACGATTGTTCAAGTGTTTGGGTACAGTGGACATGGTAAGTCTATGTTCGTACGTAATCTTCTGTACGCAGCGTGTTCTGGGCAATATCGTTTCGGGCCGTTTGATCTGAACGAGAGATCGAAAGTTTTGTATTTCGACTTTGAGAACAGCAGAGCTAACATCGCTAAGTTTCTTGATAGATCGCGTCGTTCGTACGGAGATGCAGCCGATGACTTTATGATCTGGGCACCGTTCCATGACCAACGTGATATGAACCTTATGAACGAAACAGGTATCAAAAACTTTGAGCAGTGGATAAAAGCTACGAAGCCTACGCATGTGGTAATCGATACCATTCGTTCGGCGTTCCCAGGTCTGCAAGAAAACTCTGCTGAACAATGGGGGTACATCAACCAACTGTGTTTGAAGTTACGTAATGCAGGCTTGGTTGTTTGGTTGCTGCATCACAGCAACAAACCGTCAGAGGGTTCGGCGTCGGGCAGGGAAGCAGGAAGCTCTAACCAACTTACTGTACTCGAAACCCAGATAAAGATTACACAGGTCTATTGGGATCAAGAGACTGCTGAAGTTAAGGCAGGCATCTACGAAGGTAATATTCCTGCTAGTCCGTTTCCTGATATACTTGCTGCTGCTGAAGCGGAAGGTCGCCGTATAGATGTGATGATGCAATTAAGATACGGCAAGGTAAGAGAGTGGTCAGATGCCCATGAGCCAGTATATAATTTAGCGTTCACCTCATCTTCTTTGGACGACACAGTAAAAGTAATCAGTCCCAAGACAGCGAAGCAAAGAGCACTGGGGTTTGCTAAAGAATGGACAGATGCGACAGGCGCAATTCGCCCACCACTATCAGATGGGGAGATTGCTGATAGGGTAGGTCGTCCTGTTTCGACAGTAGAAGATTGGACAAAATCAGTCCGAGAAACAGTAACCGCATCGTGGGTATCTAACTCTCAAAGTTAATTTTTTTTTGCGAAAATCGTTCGTACGAAATTCGATAAAATCGCGTCTACGTTTCGTCTTAGTTCTGCGTTCATACGAGCTACTTAGCGTAGCTCGTATTCGCTTGCAGTCGCCTACTTCGCTTGCGATTTTATCGTGTTCGTTCGTATTGTCAAGACAAAAGTAGGTATTTTTTAACAACTTCCGTTTACCCATAGTTGTGCATATGTTACAAAGTGAAACATGTTCACTCACGAGATTGCATTGAAGGGGGTCATGTCAAGGAAAACAAAGCTACCTGATGACGAGGTGGCTTGGCTAAAACAATTTCACAATACTTACAGTCACAAAGAATTAGCGGATCGATACGATGTCTGCGTCGATACGCTCAAACGAATTTTGATGAGGCTCAATCTTCAATACTTTCCAGGTGCCAAGTACCAAATCAAGCCGTCGCCAAAGAAATGGAGGCGGCCTTGTCTTAACTGTGGTTGTAAAAAACCCAGACCTAAGAACCAGTACCGTTGCGACCCATGCCTAGACAGAGAGGCAGACGCTAGACGAATAGCATACGAAGAAGAGCACAAAACTCAGGCGAGGAAGAAGCCTTACAAACCAGAGGTGCCGTTCTAATGGCTAATCCACAGAAAAGAAAAGGTGATAGGTACGAAGTAGACCTAGCACATTGGTTCAACGATCACATCTTTAACGAAAATCGATGCCAGCGAGCGCCACTTTCGGGTGGCGGTAAGATAGGAGTAGTGGGTGGTGCCGACATAATCGGTACGCCAGATATTTTTATAGAAGCAAAACGTGTCGAACGATTGAATGTACGGGAGGCTTTGAAGCAAGCCGAAAGAAACATACGACTTACACACGCACCAGAAAAACCAGTCGTCATTACTCGACGTAACGGCGAGAAACTGGGTGAGAGTTTAGTGGTCATGAGATTGCACGATTGGCGAGAACTTTACCTTGCGTACTTACTAGAGAAAGGCTCTCTTTCTTAAATAGAGGACGACATCTTGATCGCATATTCGGTATGTTCATTTTCATGGCACGTAAACCAAAGTCAAATTCAAAGCGTGGTAAGGCAGCTAGAGCTGCGTACCAGAAAATTTTACGAACACCAAAAACAACCGTGTCGGTTAATGGAGTTGTTCGTCGTGGCGGTAGCAGAAGTAATCGCACTAGCAAGCGCATGTAACGCAGCCTACGGGGTGATAAAACAAGCGGTACAAAACGGCAGGGAGATAGCCTCTGTTGCTGACAAAATAGGTGTGGTTCTCGATAGTGAAGAGAAGCTCAAGCACATGGTAGATAAAGATAAGAACTCTATCTACAATAAATTTTTGGGTAAATCAGCAAGCGACTTCGAGGCTTTCCAGAAACTAGAAGAACTTAAAGAGAATAGAGATAATCTTCGTTCGATGTGCAGACTATACGGGAGGCCAGGGAGTTGGGATCGCTTCATCCAGTTCGAAAGCGAAGCGCGTGCAGCACGGGCTGAAGCACGCAAGCAAGCAATAAGAGATCATAACGAACGAATGGAAATGCTAGGGTATGCAGCCGCCGCCTTAGTGTTCGTGGGAGTATTGGGTGTACTTGGCTACTTTGCCTTGAAGTACAAAGGGATAATCTAAAATGTGGGTGGTTGTGTTCGTAATGTTTGTTGGGAACGAGTACCGAATACAGCCAATGCCTTACATCTACGTAACGAAAGAACAGTGCGAAATGGCACGCAACAACAACGATGTAATTCTCGATCAGTCAAGGCCAGAGGGCGGCTTTTACATCTCGCGTTGTGTAGACATGGGTACGCAGACATGAGCAGCTCCGCTAGGGCTACGCTGCTTGATAGCCGATAGAAGAACATGGGGAACATGGTGGGACTTGAGCATATAATTACACTAGCCGTTGCGCTCATCGGCAGCGCAGGGTTTTGGAGCTTCGTATCGATGCGAGAGAAAGCACGACGCGATGCCAACAGTGAATATCAGAACACACTCAAGTACCAAGTGGATCGATTAGCTGAGAAGCTAGACGATAAGACAGAACAGATAGAACAATTATTGGGAGAGATCGCAGAACTTCGATCAGATTTAGCTACAGCAAAAGCTACGATTACACATTTGGAGAACCTTCTGCGTAATAGATAACTGATTAGCCATCAGGAAAATATCTATTCGGGACGTGCAGCAGAGTTTTATGCAGCGTACATTCTGGAACTTCTGGGACTACGAGTTACTCACGTAGACCTCCCTTACGATGACTTGTGGGTATCACATCCCAATGGCAAGCTGATACGCGTACAAGTAAAGTCGGCTCGTAAGCCATACCACAGACAAGACAGGTACTCAGACAACTATCGATACTGCTTCAAGGTCAACGAAGCCCGTAAAGATTTGTACGACGGTGTGTACCTCTTCGTAGCTCTCGATACTGGTGTTGTTTTGGCTCGCACATGGGACGACAAACCCCCCATATCGATTAAGATAAACCCTCTAGAGTTTACTGTTGAAGCTCAAACAGAAAGTTTACACAGGGAGTTTAACATTGAGACAGATTAAACAGATCATTGTCCACTGTACTGCAACCAGACCCGACTGGTGGGAAAAGAAAACCATTAACGAACAGGTCAAGGAAGTTGAGAAGTGGCACGTCGTAGATCGTGGATGGAAGGCGATTGGATATCATTACCTAGTGGGACGCAACGGCGAAGTCGTACAGGGTAGACCCATAGAGATGATCGGAAGTCATGCGCGTGGGCATAATAAAGATAGTATTGGCATCGCATTATTCGGTGGCTTCGGCTCAGACGCAGACGATCTAGCAACCGAACACTTCACACCACTACAGTTGGCAGCCGCCTACGATCTGATACGAAAGCTGCAAGGGCAGTACAACGTAAAGAACGAACGAGTGATCGGACACAATCGCATCTCGTCAAAAGCATGTCCTGGCTTTCGCGTACAGAAATGGTTGGCTGGCATGTCGCTCTCCGAAGCAACCGCCAAGAAACCAGAGCGTACGAAAGCAACCCAAAGTAAAACAGTTAAGGCATCGGCAGCTACAGTTGCAGCCAGTGCTGGTACTACCGTCACCGCATTAAGTGGTATGAACGAAACCAGTCAGTATATCATTCTCGGATTTGCTGGCATCACAATTCTATTCGGCATCTATATAATGAGAGAAAGAATAAAGGCTTGGGCAGAAGGCTGGAAGTAAATGTTTGGTATGCAGAAACTTCAATTATACGCGCTTGTCGGCGCGGCTTTCGTACTCGGACTGATTGGTATTTATTCTACAGGCGTTGCGCGAGGGCAAGACAAGATCAAGAGGAAGATAGACGAGAAGCGTCTATCGAATTTGAATACTCAGAAGGAAATTAAAGATGAAGTTAAAACTCTGGATGATACTGAGTTGTCTGAGCGTGCTAGTACTTGGGTGCGAAAGGATAACAGGTGATACGTACTGCGATATAGCCTACCCCATATACTTCGACAACGACAAGGTAGCCGATTGGTTAATGCAGAACGACAAAGAGATGCTCACCGACGTTATAGTTCATAACGAAACACATCATCGGGTGTGTGATTAGCAAGTATTAATTTTAGTTTGCCTATACAAAAGGCGAACTCAGTTCAGTTTACATTATTATAAAGTAGTGTTTATGTTACTCGGATGAAACCGATTGAACTTGATCTCTTAGAATTATTCGCAAACGATAAATTAGAACTCCTAGACTTCGACCACAATAAAAGGATGGGCAGTTTTATTTATTCGACTTGGGCAAGGTGGGATGTAACTGTTCACATTCTAAATGCTGGTGATGAGGGTATCCTCAGTACAGACCTTTGTAAGAAGTCCGAGTTAAGCCAGAGGGGGTGTAACAAAATCGTACATGACATGGTCATGGAAGGTTGGGTTATACATAAGTGCTGTACTGATAAGCCATGCCGCACAAAGTACCACTCATTAGTCGCTTCACCAGAGCTTAAAAACTTCTGGTCAGACTATACGGAGTACTGGGTGCAAAGGCTAAAGAATACTTACACACTCAGTAAGCACATCTAAAGTTTAAAAAAGTTTCATTTATTATCAGTGTCTTACGTACAAAGTTGTGCGTAATTATTAAAAGGTTGTTGACAATGGTGTATCGTAAGCACTACATATCAGATATAGAAGATAAACTTCTATCAACTCACTTATCAACTTTTAACGATCAGAAAGAAAACATGTCAGTACAAACTTTGAAGTTCGACCTAGCCAGAATAGAGGCGAAGTTGGACATTATTACAAATCTATTACTTAGTAATAGTACTGCCACTTCAAAGGACGTACTCAGCCCAGAAGTTAAAGTATCAGCAGCAGAACTTTCTCTGCTACGTACTATGACTTCAAAGCAGCATGTAACATCACAACTCCTGATTGAAGGTTGGTCAAACAAAGACATAGGCCAAGTCCTCAATATAGGGGAGAATACAGTGAAGCTACATGTGCGAGCCGTCTGTAAGAAAGTGGGTACAAAAACAAGGGGTCAAGCAGCTCTCGTCTTGAATGAAATATTCGAACGAGTTGATCCGTCAGATTACCAGAAAGCCTCTGGTGGTTTGCCAGTAGATTGGGCACGGACTTTTGAAGTCGGCAACGATCCACACGCTGCAATATATCGAAGGGAAGGTGTAGAGTAATGTATAAACCACCCCAAGATATATCTGTAAGACATCCAGACCCAAAGTTTAGATGGGCTTACTTAGTATCGAGATTTCACGACAGCTATGTTCACAAATCTCTACAGAAAATCAGATGTTTAGTTCGGTGCGGAGTACCGCAATCGGACTGGGTTGGGAGCGGAGCATGGGGTAGCCCTGTAGTTCCCCTAGCCCCACCGAAGGGAGTGTAACGGTATGCCGTTATTTAAAGTTAAAAAGCGATCTGGTGGTAATGTTTACCAAGCAGTCGGTACGTACAATAAATTACGTGTACGCCACTCGCTAGGTACAACCGATTACATCCATGCTAAAGACCTATGCGCTGAGTTTGAGGCGAAGGTTTTATCGGGTGCGATTAAGTTAGGTGCGAAGAGTATTCACGGAGCACAAAACAAATTCAAATCCGTAGCACGTAGATATTTAAAGTCGCCGCATACTGGCAGCTCAAAGTCTACAGTGGATTATGTAATGCGATTGTCGGATTACTTTGGTGAGTATCAAGTCAACAAGATAGACCTCAATGACATTGAGGAATACGTTGAAGAGATACACGTCAATAAAGGTAATGCGAACTCAACCATCAGACGCGACCTAAACCAACTACAAGGTGTATTAAACTTTGCTGCATCTTTGGGGTTGCGTGAACAGATAAAAATAAAGAAGCCAAGAGAAGGTAAACACAAAACTGATACTCTGTCTCAGGAAGAGATAGACTTAATCTTTCCTGATCTGCATCCAGATGTACGACGCTTGTGTACTTTCTTACTTCATACTGGCGCACGACCAATAGAAGCAATGCGTTTAACTTATACAGCCGTAGACTTCACCAATAGTACGGTAGTCCTCGGCTCGTACAAAGGAGCAGATGGAGAACTCAGGGAGCGTCGGGTGCCCCTCAATGACAAGGCACTCGCAACAATTCCTCGCAGTGATCCACCGCCAAGTTTATATCCGTTTCTGCTAGAGGGCAGACCGTTCGAAACGAACAAGCAGATCGGGTATCATTGGCGTAAGGTGACGGATAAACTAAAGATAAATAAAAGTCCGTACACACTACGCCACACCTTTGCCACTCGTCTTGCACGAAATGGCATACCGCCTAAAGTGATCGCTGATTTACTTGGGCATAGTGATTTGAAAATGGTGATGCGATATATGAACACCACCTATGAAGATCATAAAGCAGCCGTGATGTCGCTCTCGTAGCGTCAGACACACAACTAATTGGGACACCGAAAGTTATTAAGAACGTCATGGAAATAACTCTTGCAGATCAAAAGCGTACTCGCTATCACCGTTCACGGAGATGTGGCCGAGTGGTCGAAGGCGCTCCCCTGCTAAGAGAAATCCTACTACACTTATATAACTTTCGGTGTTCATTGAGCAGTCCAAGTTGTCACACAACTTGGTTCAAATATCACCTCATCGTGAGCGATGAACACAATTTTTATGGTTATTAAGATGCAGAAATACACAACTACTATACTTGAAGTAACAGGTTGCGCGAACAATGGCGCAGCATTTTCAATACTCCCAAACAATGAAGTGTGCTACATATCCGTAGCCATGTCGAACGCATGTGATGTACGTGTGGGTGACAGATACAAGGCAACTGTTAAGCCGAACTTTCCAGAGAGGGCACACCTCGCCAAGTGGATTGCGGTACGAATAGATGCTGATGATGAAGATACAGTTCTCGTCGAAGATGAGGACGATGAAGAAGTAATCGACGTCGAAGATAAAACAGACGACGAGATACTTACCGAATGGGCTGAAGTTGTCACCGACGACAGACCCAGAGAAGTTGTGACTGGTGCGTCAGACGCAGATAGTTTGCTCAAAATAAGAGATCAAATGTTCACAACTTTACTACACATGAGCAATGGTGAACTCGACGATATGATCTTAGACGTGTTGTCGGTTGAGCCTATGGGTTTCGTAGACGTGCTTTGGTCTATACTCTCGATCAATCCCATCAAGCGCAAAGACTTTGATAGCATACAGAACGGTTGTTACACCAAAGTACAATCGGCGTGTGTAAGGTTATGTCGTGGTGGGAGATTGGTGGAAGCCAGTTACACAACTCACAACTCATTGGGTAAAGCTCACACAACAATAGTTTACGCACGTCGAATGGAGCAAGTGAACCCAACGTGCGTTTAGTAATCGGGTGGGTCTTGATGGACGAAGGCTCACCTGTGCGTAAGACGTGAGTGCGCTTCGGTTTTATAGACATTTCGTGTTATGCCGATAACCACGTCACTACAGAGAAGGCGACCTCCTTTCCGCTTGAGACTGTAGCCCCAGAGTAGCTACCGCCGAGTTACATGATCGGTGTGGGGAAAAATAAAACCGCTCAGTGGATCTGTTGTTAGGGCTTGGGATCTATTGGGCGGTTTTTCTATGGGCCTTATCGGGTGCCCCCTAGTACATGATTAATCGTCGCTTAAAAGTTCCATGATCCGAACGCTTCTAGATGTCGGCGTCGTTGCGCCTTCCATCTTTTCTTTGACGCGTTCGATCAAGTCAGCTTTCCATTTCTTATTCTTGAGTGACAGCACCAGTCCTAAGACAAGCATGTCGTTCGTACGCATATCAACAGTCAGGCCGCAGCGCACATATCCATCGTCGTCCACCGACAACGCAGGCGTCTGGTCGTCGGTGACATACAATCTTTTTCGTACGTATTTAATTTCTGGTTGCTTGGTCATTGCAGATATTTACCAGTTGATTGTTCTTCCCAGAGCATCTTCGCCATCGCAAGATCGAGCATGAGGCGCTCGAATAGCGCCTCCATATCCTCAACCATTCGTTTCTCTTTGCGTTCCTTGCCCTGCTTTATTCCGTTTTCGAGAGCAAGCATGAGGGTTATTACCTCATGCTCTGTGAATTTGTATATCGCTGTTGGTTTCTTTTTCATGCTAAAACTTTCCCTGTTTTTGCGAACGCCCAACACCTATTCTTCTTACCCACTCTGGGTATTGCAGCCACATATTCTTCCTTCTCCATCGAGCGTAGGTAGTTCGCTGCCGACTGCATTGGTATGTTCGTACGAACGGCTACCTCCTGGGCCGTCACAACTTCGCTTTCGTTAATGTGGTCTAGGATTATTTCGTAGATTTTGACACGAACCTCTCGCTTCTCCTCGGAAGCCTTGATTACTCTGTCCTCGCTACGCTTGTCACATGGGAGCACTGGGCGCAGCTTCGACTTCACTTGCGTCCTTTCGAACGCAAGCATCTTTTCTCTCAGCAAATCTTCGTGATTGAAACTCATGCCCGACCTCCCTGCAAATTCGATTTTAATTTCTCGATTAACGAAAGCACTTCATCCATGTCATACTTTCGTGGGTTGCCTGTTGCTTTGAACTCAAGGCGTAAGTTATCCACCTTCAATTCCATACGTCTGATAGCGTTCACTACCTCAACTTCGTTCTTTACTAACATATTCTTTAGCCCTTCCTCTTGTAGAAAATATGTGTTCCAACTTTCCCAACGCGCTCATAAGAACTTGTCCAATACGGTTGGCTGTAGGTTGCGTGATAGTGGGTGACATCATCTCCCACTATCTTGTTGTCTGTGCTAAGAGCGAACAACGCTATTCGCTGCGCTTTCTCCCATGCTTTCTTATGCTTTGGGTTGTCGCTCTTCCCATCATGTGTCCAAGAAAATTGTTTCCGTTGCCACACGACATCACAGATATTGTCTGGGTATTTCTCGCTCTTCACTCGATTGAGTGTGACTTCAGCCACTGCGAGTTGTCCCCTCGTATCCTCTGACCGAGCCTCGAAGTATACGTTCATAGCTAGGCAGAGTACTGCTTGTGTTAGTACTTCCACGAGTGTAGTCCTCCTGTAGATGGGGAAGTTTGTTATCGATTAGGCGCATCACGCGCTTAATCTTTTCTTCATCGGCGTGGCGTACGCGCTTTGATCGGATGACGTACGCCACATGCCACCACCATGAGTGTGGTCGCCAGCCATCAGCCAGCTTGAACCACTCTCGTTTCATGGTGGGATTGACCTTCGGGTCAAATGCTCTGGGTAGTTTGAGATCACGCGGCATGAGCGTGACCTCCTTTGATGAGTAGCTTCTCGATACCGCCAAGCAATGTCTCGCCTAGCTTCTCGAACGTAGTGGGTGTCCACTTGTCGCCAAACATCATGCCCATCCAGTCGTTCGCTGGGCTGTCATCTTTCAGCTCTTTACCGATATACACGCCGTATGTCTCGATACCGCCAACGAACATGTCTGCAACAAGATTGCCAACAATTTCGCACTCGTCCGTATAACCGTTTGGACGACCATCAGTAAGGAACAGGAGCACACGTCTAGGCTCTTGCCATTCGCTCATGATGCGAGCAACAGCAGTCATAGCTGAAAGCGTAGATGTGTCGCCGCCGACTGGTTGAAACTCAAGGCCAGTGTTAATCTTGCGCCAGTTGTCCGAAGCCCTCTTGTGATAAACCATCCAAGGCTTGTTGCCAAAGACCTCATCGGTATGAGCGTGCGTAACGCCGCCCCACTCAACAATATCAAACTTGACATTGGCACGACCAAGACACTGGTTGAGAGCCAGTATCGCAGTGATCGTAGGCTGATTTTGCATACTCGACGAACCATCAACCGCAACCATGATGCGCGTCTCAGCAGTCTTGGTCACACTGTTACGTGCAAACACATGGGTATTGCCTGCTTTGATTTGCGACAGCCTACGAGCATCGAGCTTGCCAGAACGATGACCACCTTCCTTACGTCTGTCCTCTTGGCTCAACAATAGACGTGCAAGTCTAGCGGCATACAGACGAACATCATCAGGCATACTCTCCAAATACTGTCGCGTGGTTTCCTTGACCCACGAGAAGTCATTACCCTTGGGCCAATCCCTGTAGTTCTGTATACTCTCTCGAAGGTAACGACCTACGCGCTCGCCATTGATCTTCTTGTTAGCCTCCTCGAACATATACTGCCAAACTTGTACGTGGTCATCGAACACCTCGGTCTTGTCTCTACAAACAAGTTCGATCTTCTTGCTTTGATACTTCCCGAACAAAGCATTGAACGCATCCATCGCACGTTTCTCCGCCTCTTCAGTACTAAAGCCACCCTCGGTAGGATCAATGGGTTCAGCGTTCGTACCAGTGTCGTCGTCGTCGTAGTCGTCACCGTCGCCGTCATCACCGCCGCCTCCGCCGTCACCGCCGCTGTCGTCATCACCTTCCTCGTCTCCGCCGCCGCCGTTCGTACCGTCGCCATCGTCGTCATCGTCGTCACCGTCGTTGTCATTAGCACCGTCAGTACCATCGCCGTCGTCACCCTCATCGGATGGGTTCTCGACGCCAGCATCATCATCACCTCTGTCGCTACCAGTAGTAACTTCTTCTTCGTGATCCTGCTTGTCGGCGCTGTTGTTGTTACTGTCGTCGTCACCAGACTGCCGTAGCTTCTTCTTCTTCTCTTCTTCTTCCTCGACATAATCCTCACCGAGCTTCTTCATTCGTCGCTCGATAGCACGAGCAACCGCCAGAGCGTCATGTGAATTGTCAGCGTCGATCATCTTCGTGGAGAACTTCCGCGCTTCGTTCATTAGTTCCTTGGGCATTTCATCAATGTACTGATCCAGTGCCTCGCTGTCGTACCCCATCTTCCTACGAGCCACTTGCAGAGCAGCGTATGGTATCTCTGTCCACCACTTCTCTCGACGCTTCTCATTTTCCTCTGGGTTGTCAGCCCAGTGTTTATTCTCACGCGTAAGTACATGATTGACTGTCTGTTGGAGAGATCGCCTTGCTCCTGGGAATTTCTCCATAGCCTTGCGCTCTACGAACACGTCCTCGCAAGCGTTCCATGTGCCCTTGATCTTCTTGACGCCACGCTTCTTGAACACGCCGAAGTCAGTGTCGGTAACGTGGCTGACCTCGTGTATGTGGTAGCCACGCATGATCGCTTGGTGAGTTGGGTCAAGCTCTGCGTCCATGTCCATTGCAGGCACGTTCACATTCTTGCCATCGGTGTAAGCACCACTCCCATTGAAAGTGGTACGTACGTCTTTGTTGCCCATGATGCGAGATAGTTTGTCTAACTCAGTTGCTAGGGCTGATACAGAATTTTGGGAAAACATTTGTTACTCCTTGAAGGTTGAAATTTGATTATGATATGCGATCCATGATGCCAGTAACTGCAATGGCATCAGCTTCATCGATGGTCAGCATCACGTTCATGTGAAGTGCTTTCTTGACAGCAGGCAACGTACCAATACGATCCTCTAGACTGTCTACGTACTTGCCAATCGTAGTGGTGTTACGTGGTGATATGGGTGTAACAATCGTGCCATCGAGAAAGCCTTGACGATAGTTCATCACGAAGTCTTGGATATAACCCATACCCTGATCGCTCAGTGACGGTGCAGCATTGCGAACAAGACGCATCTCGTCATCAATCGGTAGGTAATCGATACGAATGTGAGTAGAGAACCGATTGACCATCGCACGAGACTGAACCTTGACAGCAGCAGCGTACATGCCAGAGCTGTCACCTTGCCCAGTAGAGTTACCAGTTGCACATATGTGGAAGTCCATGTGAGGGTGAACCAGACGACCACCATCCTCAAGCAATCGAAGCGCACCGCCTTCGAGCACTGGTTGCAGTACGTACGCAATGTCTGGACGTACAGCATCAAGCTCATCGAGCAGCAGCACACATGGCATTTGCATTGCTTGCGGAAGGATACCATCTACGAACTTGCTGATGTTGTTGCCGTTATCGTCAGCCTCAAGACCCATGATGCCGATGAAGGTGTCACGCTCGATGCCGCTATCCATACCTACACGAATGAACATGTAGCCAGTACGAGCACATACTTGCTCGATAAAGGTAGACTTGCCAGTACCAGTATGACCCGATAGCCACGCGTTCTCTTTATTATTACGCGCCCACAAGCAATCATGCAGAGCATCGACGTTGAAGATATAGTTCTCATCGATCTTTGGCACCAATGGGTTAGTGCCTGCCCACTCGTACACATTGATGTCGAAGTTAAGCATCTCGTGCTGGATACCGAACACATCCTGTACGTTCCTACGTATGGGTGCACCGAACGGTATCTCACCTGTAGCGTCAACTTCTGGTACAGCAGCGTAGTCAGGCTTCTTGCGTAGCGTTACTAGCTCGTCAAGCAGAGCTTGCAAGTCCGTCTCGTCACCGTTGGTGGCAGCCTCAAGCAGTACGTTGGCAGCCGATGCAATAGCAGAGGGTACTGCGTACGTATCGGATGTATCTGCTTCAGCCTCTGGCTCGGCCTCGGCCTCAACCTCAGTCTCAGCTTCTGGCTCTGCCTCGACAGCGCAGCCACCGATTTCCATCAGGTCTTTTTCGATGTCAGTATCACGCAGTTCGGCGAGGGTTTCGATTTCTTGCGTAAAAGGCCAAGACGTAATGTCAGCTACCTTCTCAATGCAATCCGCATAGGCGAAGTCATTTGCAAGAAGTAATGCGGCCTCTTCCGTGCTTACCGTATTGAAGTAGTTGATGAGAAAGGTAAGGCCGTCCACGTTCATACGATCAAGTATCTGCGAGACGCTGACACTTTTCATCGAACGAGAGTTCTTGTGATCGTGATTTATGGCATAAGACTTTGAAGCAGCATCGACAACTGGTTTCCAGAAGTCATGCTCGTACGGAAGTCTGTGTTGGATAACACCGCGAAGAACTTTCTGTGCTTCACGAGCGTTATGGTCTTGAATAATACGTGTGATAGTAATGTTTGACATTTGATTTCCTTGTTGAATAAGTAGTGTATACGACACAACGTACGACGTGTCAAATACTATGCTAGAACAGCATAAGATAGACCTCGGCAGAATTGCCGAAGAACTATAGCTCTAGGTTCCTCAAAAATATCTTTGATATTTTTGGTCGCCCGTACGTGTAGAGAATTTTTAGTGGAGCAGAGTTTTTCTCAGCTCCCAGATTAACGTCTCGCCGTCATCTGAAGTTACTGGCATCACTCGTATGGCTTTACCATCGTGTGACTTGTAGATTTCGTAGACTGTATCTACGTCATCGTAGTCACCAGTCTCGTCGAACTCGCCAGTGACTATCATGTCGAATGGTTTTTTCTTATTCGCTGCTATGAACAACGCAGAGTATTCTTCTGCATTGAACCTATCCAAACTCGGTGCCCATTCGTGTGTCACCGTGTTCGTTATCATAGTGTAGGCTGTAGCTAGGTCACATTTATGTACGTATACGCAGCTACTTCCATGATCGTCAGCGAAGATAAATAATGCAGGCTTCATTCCGAACTCCTTATTATACCTACATGTTACTCCTAACTGGTGGGT